ACGCCTCTAAAGATAATCCTAATTATAAAGAAATTATAAAAGACGGTAAATTTTTAGGGATTACAGATAAATCAACAGGAGTAAATTACTATGAAGCAGGATACAAAGGAAAATTAGGTAAAAATTCAAAATTAATAACAAACCATCCAGATTTTGAAAATGTTAACAATCTAGCAAAACTTGCAGATAAATATAAAAGAGCTTTACCTAATAAAGCAATCAGTAGTTATTTTTCAGCTTATGAAAGAGTTCCAAAACTATATGAAATGCAAAATTTTTTACAAGCTGACCCAAGATACGTTGATAAAATGTCTTCTAAATATTTTAATGATAATCCTTTACATCTTCATCACCAAATATCAATGACAGAATCTCCCTCACAAAAAATACAGTTGTTGTTACAAGATAAAAATGATCAAGCTGGTAAAAAAATGACAGAGTATAAAAAAGGAAATATAACAAAAGAAAAATTAAACACTGAATTAAAAAAATTAAATGCAAGATATTTTTTAGATAGTCAACCCTTAGGAGCCTTTGAGACTTCTCCTGAAACACAACTTAGAACAGCTAAAACTCAAACAACAAAATTATTTAATAAAACATTAAAAACAAATCCAAAACTTGTTGAAGAAATGACAAAAAATTTAAACATACTTGTTAAACCTGACCAAGTACGTTTAGCCAGAATAGGTTGCCCCGGTAAGGGTAAAGCAGACGGCGGTCGTATTGGATTTAGTAATGGACAAAATTTAACTTCGTGTGCTACCAAAGGTGTAGAAAAATTACGAGGAGATCCGGGTAAACTATCACCGGGGGATCAAGCAAATTTACGGGCTCTTACAAAATCAGTTAAAGCTATAAATTTTTTAAAAGGAGTATTAGGACCTGCAGCAATTTTAGGTGAAGTTGTATTTGAAGGAGGAGCTGCTGCTAATAAATTTATGGAGGGTATGCCTCTTAAACAAGCATTGGGTGAATCTTATTTAAATTATGCACTTGGTCCTAAATTAAAGATAGATGTTGAAGCTGAACGTGCAAAAGAAATGGTTAAAGGTGAAGAGTATGCTATGGCAGAACGTGGAAGAAGAAAAGCTCCTTTTATGGCACAGAGTGTACAAGCTGATGAGTTAAGAAGAAAAAAAGCTATGAAAAAAATGGAAGAAGTTTATCCTACTAGTTCTGAATCAGATATAAATTTAGGTTTACAAAATGCGGGTATGACTCAACAAGAAACAGGTATGACTTATCCAGAAATACAAGATTACATTAAACGAGAGGATCAAATGCAAGCAATTGCCGAAGCTGGAGGTGTTTCTAAAATGGCCACTGGTGGCCTTGCAAATTTAATGAAAAAGTATTATGACTAAAGATAATCCAACACTTGTAAAAAACATGAAACATGTTAAATGGGATAGTATTCCACCTCTAAGAGGACCAAATCCTCAGGGGTTGATTAAAGAGAAGAAACAAGATAAACCAATACAGGATAAAAAATATGGCAGATATAGATAAAGGACTTCCGGGAAATATACCTAAAGAAACTAGGATGCCTTCACAAGAGGAAATGGGTGAAGTTAGTGTACAAGAAGAAGTTACAGAACAAGGTCCTGCAGAAGTAACACCAGAAGAAGATGGGGGTGCAACTGTTAACTTTCAACCGAATGCAGTAAATACTCCAACTGGAGCAAATCACTTTGATAACTTAGCAGATATTTTAGCAGATGACATTTTAGAACCTATTGGCAGCGAAATGGCTGGCAATTATTTAGATTATAAATCTTCAAGAAAAGATTGGGAAAATACTTATAGAACAGGATTAGACCTTTTAGGTTTTAAATACCAAGACAGATCAGAACCGTTCCAAGGAGCAAGTGGTGCAACCCACCCCGTACTTGCTGAAGCGGTAACTCAATTCCAAGCACAAGCTTACAAAGAATTACTACCAGCAGGAGGTCCAGTTAGAACTGAAGTTTTAGGAATTAAAACTCCTCAAAATGATTTACAAGCTCAAAGAGTCGGAGCTTACATGAACTATCTAGTTATGGATAAAATGGAAGAGTATGAACCAGAGTTTGATTCAATGTTATTTCATTTACCGTTAGCAGGATCAACATTTAAAAAAGTTTACTATGATACTACAATGGCAAGAGCCGTATCAAAATTTGTCCCAGCAGATGAATTAGTTGTACCTTACACAGCAACATCATTAGAGGATGCAGAAGCAATTATTCATGTAATAAAAATACCAGAAAACGAATTAAGAAAACAACAAGTTGGAGGATTTTATAGAGATGTAGATCTAGGGCCTCCAGGTTATGCAGTCAATAATGAACTTGATAAAAAAGAAAGAGAACTAGAAGGGACTACAGCAAGTGGAAAAGCACAGCCGCTTTACACTTTGTTGGAATGTCATGTTAATCTAGATCTAGAAGGGTTTGAAGAAATAGGACAAGACGGAGAACCTAATGGAATTAAATTACCTTACATTGTAACAATTGAAGAAGGAACAAGAACTGTTCTTTCTATTAAAAGAAATTATGCACCTGAAGATCAAATGAAAAAGAAAATTTCATATTTTGTACACTTCAAGTTTTTACCAGGTTTAGGTTTTTATGGTTTCGGTTTAATCCACATGATAGGTGGACTGTCTCGTACGGCGACCGCGGCTCTAAGGCAGCTCTTGGATGCGGGAACGTTATCTAACCTGCCAGCTGGTTTTAAACAAAGAGGTGTTAGAATACAAGACGACGCAGCACCTATTCAACCGGGTGAATTTAAAGACGTAGATGCACCAGGAGGAAGTTTAAGAGATGCATTTTTTCCTTTACCTTACAAAGAACCTTCTCAAACTTTATTACAACTAATGGGAATTGTTGTACAAGCCGGTCAAAGATTTGCGAGTATTGCAGATATGCAAGTGGGCGATGGTAATCAAGGAGCTGCAGTTGGAACTACAGTTGCATTACTAGAAAGAGGCTCTCGTGTAATGTCAGCGATACATAAACGATTGTACGCGGCAATGAAAAAAGAATTTAAACTTCTTGCAAATATTATTTCTAAATATTTACCCCCAGAATATCCTTATGATGTTGTTGGTGGAGCAAGAAATATTAAACAAACAGATTTCGATGAAAGAGTAGATATTATACCTGTTGCTGATCCTAATATATTTTCAATGAGTCAAAGAATTACTTTAGCTCAAACAGAAATGCAACTTGCTACAACAAATCCGGAAATGCACAACATGTATAACGTTTATCACAATATGTATGAAGCAATTGGAGTAAAGAATATAGATTCTATTTTACCTCCACCACCACCAAATCAACCTAAAGATCCTTCAGTTGAAAACATTGAAGCAATGTCAGGAAAACAATTTCAAGCGTTTCCAGGCCAAGATCATAGAGCCCATATTACTGCTCATTTAAATTTCATGGCAACTAATATGGTTAGAAACAATCCACCTATCATGGCTTCATTACAAAAAAATATTTTAGAACACATCAGTTTGATGGCTCAAGAACAAGTTCAGTTAGAGTTTAGAGAACAATTAAAACAGATGGAAATATTAAAACAACAAGCACAAAACAACCCTCAAGCAGCAAATGATTTAAAAGTTATTACTGAAGCAGTAGAAGCAAGAAAAGCGGTTTTGATTGCAGAAATGACTGAAGATTTTATGACTGAAGAAAAGAAAATTACATCTGAATTTGATTCTGATCCACTTCTAAGATTGAAAGCAAGAGAAGTTGACCTTAGAGCAATGGAAAATCAACATAAAAAAGATTATGATGAGCAAAGAATTAATTTAGATAAAGCAAAACTTGTTCAAGATAGAGACTTAACTGAAGAAAAAATGGAACAAGACGAAGAATTAGCTGAAATGAGAGACGAAACAAGTCTAGAAAAAGCTTATTTAAGTGCAGATGTTAAACTCTATAACGATAAAATGAAACGTAAAGATGTAAAGACCTTGAAAGGTCGAAGATCTTAATATATAATAGGAGCCATTATGATGAACTATAAAAAAACAAAAAAATGTGCAGTACCTAGTCAAAACCTTGAGTACGATTCAAGAAGTAAAGCTAACGTTACAAGAGCTAGAAACATGATCGCTACTGGAGATAAAGTGACTGTAAAAGGAACTGGCAAAGCTAGAAAACAAACAGCTACTTGGATATAATATGTGGTTATCGGCAATTAAATTAGCCGTTTCTGCTGGAAGCAAAATTTACGCTAATAAGCAGAGAACTAAGATGGCTATGTCTGATGCTCAGCTTATGCATGCATCTAGAATGGCTGAAGGTAAGGAAGCTTACCAGGGAAAACTTTTAGAATCTAGAAATTCAGATTGGAAAGACGAATTTATTTTGCTTTTACTTTCGGTCCCGATCGTAATGTTGGGATGGTCAGTATGGTCAGATAACCC